CGGGTGTAGAAAAAACCTATGATGGTAATGTAGTACATCTTAACTTTAACACAAAGACAGGGGGTTCAGCATGAGGCATGATACATACATGAAAAAGATGGAAGAAGCAGAGCAAGCAGGTAAGATGGCTTGGGGTAATGTTGATATGGTCAACAGCCCACCACATTACAATCAAACAGGCATTGAATGCATCCATGCTATCTCTGCTGCCACTGACAAAGGGTTCAAGTATTACCTGCAGGGTAACATTATGAAGTACCTCTGGCGTTTCGATTACAAGGATAAGCCTATAGAGGATTTGCAGAAGGCCAAGTGGTACTTAGACAAGTTGATTGAAGAGGTGATGGCTGATGGTAAGAGTTAAAATGTACATCACCGTAGAAGTAGATGAAGAAGACTATCCAGTACCTGCTGATGGACAAGTAGGCGAGGAATTAGAAGATGGTATACGTGAATACTTCTATGATATAGAAGGTGCAGACATCAAAACAATTAGAACCATTATGGAGTGATACAATGATAAGCAATCAATTACCAACAGACTACCAAAACTTTATCGCTCTTTCCCGATATGCAAGATGGAAAGAGGATGAGCAACGAAGGGAAACATGGAGTGAAACTGTATCAAGATATTTTGATTACATGGCTAGCCACCTGTCTAGCAATCACGGCTATAAGCTTTCTAATTCACTAAGAGGTGAACTAGAAGAAGCTGTACTTAGTCAAGCTATCATGCCTAGCATGAGGGCATTGATGACTGCAGGGCCAGCACTAGACCGCTGCCATGTAGGTGGATACAACTGCTCATACGTGCCTGTTGATAGCCCACGTGCGTTTGATGAGACTATGTACATTCTTATGTGTGGCACAGGTGTAGGCTTCTCTGTGGAGCGTCATTGCATTGAGAAACTGCCTATTGTGAATGAAGACTTTCATCACACAGACACAGTAATCAAGGTAGGTGATTCACGTCCGGGTTGGGCTAAGTCACTCAAGGAACTGATTGCTATGCTGTATACTGGACAGATTCCCAAGTGGGATGTGTCTGAAGTACGTGCAGCAGGTGAACGCCTCAAGACATTTGGCGGTAGGGCATCAGGCCCACAGCCTTTGGTTGAGTTGTTTGAGTTTGTTGTACAGAAGTTTAAGGGTGCAGCAGGACGTAGGCTTTATCCAATCGAGTGCCATGACATTATGTGTAAGATTGGTGAAGTGGTAGTCGTAGGTGGTGTACGCCGTAGTGCATTGATTTCATTGTCTAATCTAAACGATGACCAGATGGCACATGCTAAGTCAGGTCAATGGTGGGAGAATGAAGGACAACGTGCGCTAGCTAATAACTCTGTAGCCTATAAGACTAAGCCTGAGATGGGTACATTCATGCGTGAGTGGTTGTCTCTGTACGACAGCAAGTCAGGTGAGCGTGGTATCTTCAACAGGCAGTCAGCTATCAAGCAAGCTGCTAAGAATGGTAGACGTGAGACTGACCATGACTTCGGGTGTAATCCTTGCAGTGAGATAATCTTACGCCCATACCAGTTTTGTAATTTGTCAGAGGTAGTTGTACGTGAGAGTGACACAGTAGATACACTCAAGGAAAAGGTACGCCTAGCTACCATCCTTGGTACATTCCAAGCTACATTGACTAACTTCAAGTACCTACGCAATGTATGGAAAAAGAATACAGAAGAAGAACGCTTGCTTGGTGTATCATTGACAGGTATCATGGACAACAAGCTGACATCTACAACAGGCAATACGCTTGAGGTGATGCTAGAGGTCTTGCGTGATACTGCAGTGCAAACCAATGCAGCTATGGCGAAGCAGCTTAAAATACCACAGTCAACTGCTGTCACTTGTGTGAAGCCTAGTGGTACTGTATCGCAGCTTACTGATGCAGCGTCAGGTATCCATGCACGACATAACCCATTCTACATTCGTACTGTACGTGGTGATAACAAAGACCCACTCACACAGTTCCTTATGTCACAGGGTATTCCAGCAGAGCCTGATGTAATGAAGCCAGACAGCACAACAGTGTTCAGCTTCCCTATGAAGTCACCCTCTGGTGCAATCACTAGGACACAGATGAATGCCATTGAGCAGCTTGAGTTGTGGCTTACCTATCAGCGTCACTGGTGCGAACATAAGCCTAGCGTAACAATTTCAGTTAAGGAAAATGAATGGATGGCTGTTGGCTCTTGGGTATATGAGCATTTTGATGAGGTATCTGGTATCAGCTTCCTGCCATTCAGTGAGCATACATATCAGCAAGCACCTTATCAGGATATAGATGAAGATAACTATAAAGAGTTCTTGACAAAGATGCCAAAGAATGTAGACTGGTCATTGCTGCAAGAGTTTGAGAAAGAGGATACCACTTCAGGTGGACGTGAGTTAGCGTGTACTGCAGGGGTATGTGAAATAGTTGACATCGAAGCAGCGTAGTGATAAGTTAGTATGGAAACGAGGGGAAGGTTGGGTACAGTACAATCCCCCTCGTAGTCATCCTAGCTATGAAGAGTGGAAGAAACTTAAAGAGAAGGAGAAAGAGAATGAGTGACGAGAACCGAATGATTACCATTGATGGTAAAGAGTATGACTTTGAAGAACTAGAAGATAACCAGAAGGCTATGGTCAATCATGTTGCTTCATTAAACAATAAGATTGCACAGGCTAGGTTTGACCTAGATCAACTGCAAGTAGCACAGGATGCTTTTAGCAAGATGCTAGTAGCTTCTGTAAACGAAACCTCAGAGGCGCAGCCAGAGGGAGATTAATAAATGTTAACTGAAAGATTCAAACCAAACCCGTACACAGGTGAGCCTATGTACAAGAAGGATAACCCAGAAGCACAGAATAAAAGAAATAATGAGAGGATGTGGGTTAATGGTGAGTACATACCTAAGTCTCATCCCTTGCACAAACCCGGACGATACAAAGCATTAGATGATGCATGGTCGCACGAGAAAATTGAAAGTGTAGCTGAAGGTGAAGTTTACGCTATCGTCAATAGCGCATGGCCTGAGTGGGTTAAGGTAGGTAAAGCAGTCAAGTCTACTGACAGGTTGACCAATTACCAAACCTCATCACCCTTTCGTGATTACAAGATTGTAGCAACAATCTCTACAGATAATCAGCACACAAAGGAACGCGAGATGCACAAAATCTTTGAACACTTTGCTGATGAACGTAAAGGTGAATGGTTTAAGATTGACAAAGTTACTACAATTAAGTTGTTCAACTTTCAGGTACAGGAGAATATGGATGCGGCGTAATGGCCTTAGTAAGTACGATGCTCCACTCAAGATACAGTTTGAGTGGGGCTACGAAGCCTTTAAGAAAGGTAAGTGTGGTAAGGCTAAGAAGGGTTTCTTCATGGCTGACAGCGGCATGGACAGGAATACCATGCAGCATCGTGAGTGGGTACGTGGATGGAATACTGCATTCTACGATAACCTTGAGAGGATACTAAAACATGAACAAGCTAGAGCAGGAAGCTAACAACTGGATGAAGGAGAGAAAAAGGATGAGTAGTATTACAGCAACAGAGTATCAGATACGTGCTGCTGAGACTGCCATCTTCCCAAAAGAAAAAGCCCTTGAGTATATCACTCTTGGGCTTTGTGGTGAGGCTGGTGAGATTTCAAATAAGGTTAAGAAATTAATACGTGATGGTGCTGACATTGAAGGATACAACGATAAGATGAACCAGATAGGTGCAGAGTTAGGAGATGTTTTATGGTACTGCGCTATGCTTGCAAAAGAAGTGGACATGAATCTTGGTAGCATTATGGAAGGTAATCTTGACAAGCTGGCAGATAGAAAAGCTAGAAACCGTTTACAGGGTGACGGAGATAACAGATAAAAAGAGGGGGCTTAATTGCCCCCTTACTACTATCATCTTCTTGCCATCAAACCACCTTTATCTACAGCTTTGAGTTGAGTAAATATCTCAGGTTTATGTGTAACCATATCTGCTAAATGTGCATCTACTTTTCCGTTTGCATCTCTTAGATGTATCATTAACCTATAACTTTTACCTTTATGCTCTATAAATACAGGTTCAGGTGGGATAACGCCGCGATCTATTAATTCTTTATTATATTTTTTGTATAAACGAGTTACCGTTTCTGGATTTTCACGACTTACAGAATAACCTTCAACCGTTAAGGGTTTTTTAGCAAGACCTTTATCATTTCCCATTGAAAGTATTTTAGTTCCGGGTATTAATTTTTCGGTGTCCCCTTTATCTACAAACAGTTTATAGGCTTCTTTTTGATCTTCTATAATTTGTGACATGCGTTTACTCATGTCTCCTAAAGCACCTTTTAATTCTTGGTCTTTTTTAGCAGCACCAAAATCTAATATGCCGCTATCTATACCGTCTATAGACTGTGCTTCACTACCTCGCTCTGCTGCAGTACCCAGATAGTAACCTTCATCTGTTAAGGATACACCTTTTTCTGCTGCCTCTCTTGAAAGCTGATCTACTGCTTTTGTAGGTGGTTTATTTACTACATCAAAAGGCACTTCACCTAAACCAGCATATCTATCTTCAGTAAGTCTAGGTGCAACGCTAGTTATACTAGGGTCTTTTTTACTTGTTAAAAATCTAAACTGAACATTTCTTGCTGTAACTTCTCCCGGATCACGCAGATACTTTAGTACGGCTCTTTTTTCAACAGCATCGAATTTTTCTAAGTCCATAAGTTTTGCATTTTTAATATCAGAAAGCAAAGACGTTATTTGTTTAGGACTAGCTGTTCTAATAAAATTAAGTGCGTCAATAATTGAACTTGTATATTCGTAGTTTATTTCTGAAAACTGATTTTGCATAAAGTTATCTACGTCTGTATAGTACGGAAAAACATCCGCGTAAGCAGCACGGCCTGTTTTTTCTACTGCGGGTAAAGCTCGTACAGTATCTATAAACTTTTTAGGATTTGGAACATTAGGAAAAATTGTTAAAAATCCTCTAATATGTTCTTTTTTTAAGGAATCTTTATTTGAGTATTCAGTTATAATATCTTGGCGTGTTTTATTTAATTTTCGTTTTCTTTCCGCACCACCTAACATGTCATACTCAGGGTCTTCTTTTAATATCCTTCTAAAATTACCGCCACCAAAATCCTTCCCGTCTGCTGCTTGCACTGCATGTTCAACCTCATGCAATAAGTCAGACGTTAAGTTTGTAGGACTACCACTAGCTATAAAGATAGTGTTTGACTCTGGATTATATGCTGCCTTTGTACCTTGCAGTCTTGCAAAACCACTAAGACGTTTTACTTGAACATTTTTTAAGTAGGGGGCTTGTTTATATAGTTCATCAAAGTCTAGTATGTCTTTTAGTGTAACTACTCTTTCATCGCCTAAAGAAAATTTAGTACCGAAAGACGCACGACCTTCCTTTAGACTAGGGGATGGCGCGTCAAAATCAAATAAATCAGACTCTTCTAATTTTAATCTAGCTTTGGCGGTAGGGATTTCATAAACAATATCGTTATCTACGACATCTTCTTGCGCACCTGTCCTATTCCATAACTCCTGTGCATCCTGATCGTCTACCCTATTTTTACCCGGTATTAATTGTTGCTTTGCTTTATTATAAGAAGCAACTTTTTTATCATAATCTTTACCAGACCGTCCTATAATTATCTTTGTAACAGAAGTATCAGGTAAAGGACGTTTATCTAACATCTTTGCAGTCTGACCACGTGTACTACCTGCTGTGGCTGTAGCTAAGTCATCAAATCCACCCGCATCAGAAAAAAGTTTTTTTGCCTCGGCAGAAATTCTTGATATAGCTTTAGGTGCTTCTGTTGTTCCATACTTTGTAGCACTAGAAACAATTGCGTTTACTGCTTTAGTTGCGGCAACAGGTGAAATAAACTCTCCTATAAGTTCTCCTGTATCACCTTTTAATTCTATTCCTGTGACATCCTTTATCGCTTTTTCAGCAGTTTTTCTATTAAATCCTAGATTATATAGTTGTTCAAATGCAGACTCAATTCCTGTGTAAGTAGGTGCAAAAGGTTTTACCTTATCATCTAGTTCTGGCAACATTTTACCGGCTTCTACGGTATCTACCACCCCGGTTACAGGTGATGTAATAGAGCCTCTTCCAATAGACTTTAAAGCATCCATTTGCTCGTTTATACGCTCACTTTTTGTGCGGGTATCAACGCCAGTGTCAATATCCATTGCCTCTTGCATAGCTTGCATTTTTCCTGATGCATATAAATCAGGTGCAGTTGGCATTAGGTTGTATTCGTAAACGATGTCTTCCGTATCATCTACTTCTTCAAGGGATGTGTCTAGTGCGGGTTTGACTGCTTTCATTATTGTATCCCTCTTTTAGCAACAGGCATGGCCTCTCTAATAGCCCACTGAAGAACATTAACTTTTCGACCACCTATTTCTACAATCATGTCTTTGTCTTTTCCTACAGTCCTGCCCTCAAAACCCTCATAACTTTGATACAATTCATTGATTTTATTTTTATCCTTTTTAGACAGTTTATCCCACTCAGCTATTTCAACTCTGCTATAAGGTAAACCTCTTCTTGCAGCTTGGCCTTTTAGTCTTACTTTTGCTGCGTTTTCTGCTCTTAGTTTTATTCTACTAGCACCCTTTTCCAGCATGTCTTGCTGAAAAGAACGTGGTGCATTTTGATATTCTTGTGATGCAATCACTTTGCTCAAGGTTTCATTAAGATTATGTACGCCGCCTTTACGAGACAACTCTTGCCGTGTATAGAAATCAATCTTATCATCTTTGTTTCGCCTATACATATCAGTATAAGACATACCTAAACGTGACATTTCTTGCATGACTTTATTTTTACGTATAGTAGTCGCACCAAACAGTTGTTTTTCTAGTGGATTAATAGCGCGTAGTGGACCAGACACCAACGGAGATACCGCTGGTACATCATAATCTTTTTTCTGAGAAGGTGCGCCTAAAGTTTCTAATGGTACTCCAAATAACATGTCGTCTGACCATTCAGATAATGGAAAATCGGGGAGATTACGAGTAGCTTTTTTGTACATGTAATCAAAAAAGTTTTCATCTCCTGTAGCAGTAGTAGGTATGTTACGTGATTCTGGATCAAACTGACCATACACGTCTTTTGCTACTCCTGCTGGAATTGTCCATCTTCCTACAAAATTACCAATGCTTTCACCCCAATTTTTTGTATTAGTTGCAGCAGAAGTTATACCATCTTCAAATACTTTATCCAGCATAGCTATACCCATACCTGTTCTAAACGTAGAACCTAGAGTAGCCTGTAGTAATGCCTGTGAGTAATACTTTCCTACAGACACAGGTAGTTTTGAGAATGTATCAGTTTGTGCGCGATAAATAATATCAGCGACAAGCATAAACGGAGCCATAGGGCCATAGATAGCACGACCATCTATGTAGTCATCACCGCCCTTATGTATCTCGTACCACTCAGCACCATCACCTTGTTTTAGCCGCCAAGCATAGGCAGTTGTAAGCATGGCTGCACCAGCTAACTGTTTAGGTATACGTTCTCTTGCTATTGATGGATTAGTTACTACGTCTAACATACCAATCAAAGGCATGTGCTGATACTGAAACTTTAACTGATTAGCTACAAATCTTGGGAAGGGCATCCATGAAGATATAACAACAGGCCACTTATCGTTAAAACGTATAAAACCTCTAGTAAACGCACTAAATACATCGTTACCTTTCATGTTAGACTGATACGTAAATTCGTAAGCGTCTTTTATTGCTTCCTGATATATGTCTTCTGATATATCTCCAAAAGAACCATCTTTAATTACATCATATAAATTAATTCCTTTGTCAGACAATCTGCGTTTTAAAGAAGCAGCTAGTACACCCTGTTTAAAAAGATTATCAGATGCAGTGTTTAGTACCTGAACTTTTCTTCCTAGCTTTGCTAGTTTAGTTTCTGTATCTGTGGCTGCAGATAAATCAGCAGCTTCTCTAAATAATCGTCTAGCTTCTTCTGGCATATTCTCTTCAAACAATGTTCTAATAACCCTACTTTCTTGTGGGTTAAACATGTACTTTGCTACATCAAAGCTACCATCAAACAGACTTCTCTTTGGAGCAAAGTATCCTTTTGTGTTTGTATCTATTGCCATTTGAACTAGGTTGTCCATAGTTCTAGTTGCTGCATCTACTCCTACACGAAAGCCACCACCTATAGTGTTTCTCATTGTAGTGGCAGGTTGTAACGTCATAAAACTGACACCTGTTTTATCAAAGTCTCTTACACCTTGAAAAAACTTTTCTCGTACAGCCGCATTGCCAACAATGTCTTCGGCTTCTTTTCTGCTTATACCTGAAACACCATCCTGACTAAGATCATCTAAATCATCTAATAGTTTATTTATTTTAGCATAGGCTTTTGGGTCTTTAGTCTTTAATTCCTTTGCTAGCTGACCTTGAATATTCAAAGTTCTACCTGCTTCAGAAACTTCTGCCATATATACAAGAGAAAACTGATCCATATTTAAATTGTGTTCTTTTAATATATTAGAAATACCTAAGTCTTGTAACTCTCCATTTTTTAATGCTCTTTGCATAGCAGACGTAATACGTTCACCGGGTTTAACATCCAGAACATCTTTCACGCGAACACCAGCAGCCATGATGTTTCTAAAAACCTCACTGCCTAATGAAGCTTCTAGTGTAGAACTAGGATTTAAGTCTTTCTTTAATCGTCTTCCTTCTGCTACTTTTGCAGGGTCAAGTTCATTTAAAGTCTTGCGAACTGCTTCTACTTTTTCTTTACTGGCAGTAGCTAAAACTTCATCTGTTTTTTCTGCGGCAACTTTAGCCTTATTTGCTGCGCCTATCCTTGCAGCTTCTAGTAATTCATTTGCTTTTGAAGCGCGTGATAAAGCACCCTTACCAGTCATTGATCCTATAGCCGCTGCACCACCACCAAATACTGCACCACCTAAACCGCCAGCAACACCTGTAGTAAGAGTTCTACCACCTGTAAATTCTTCTTGCAGTCCAGTAGTGACACGAGTAGCTTCCTGTACAGCACCCTGACCTAACCCGATAGCCGCCTCTGGTACTGCTGCACGAACAGCAGAACGCCCTACGTCACCTAGTATCTTACGTACTCCTAACTTAGCAGCTTGTGTACCAGCCACTGCTGCAGCCTTACCAGTGCCAGCACTAATAAGCCCTATGTAAGTAGATGGTGCAGTAGCTAATCCTTCAGCGTAATCCAGTAGCATACGCCCTGTATCACTGTCATCTACTTTATCGTAGGCATCAATAAGACGAGCAAATCCAGCCTTACCATCTGCGTCTGCATTTTGTGCATACTCAAGATCACGTAAGGTAGTAATTTCATTAACATCGTGAAAACGCATATGTTCCATAAAATTTTCATACACGTCTTGGCGGCTCATTTTACCGCTTAGACCGCCACGCTTCTCTAAAAAAGTAACGGCATCTGCGATAAAATCATCATCAGATGCCAGTGTTTCTTTGTCGAGGTCTTCGATTTCATTATACGCTTTGAACATTATGTCCTCATTTAATTTGTTAGTGTTATTCCATCACCAACCGCAGGTTCTTCTAAAGTAGGAATTTCTTGTTCTTCTGAAGAAGATGCTTCATAACCACGGCTACTCAAAATTCTTTGTATAGCAGTATCTATACTTTCAGTTGTTAATTTAGAACCTGTTCTTTTTGCTTCTGCAATCATCGCTTCTCGTATCTGTTCTGCAATAGCTTTAGCCATAGCCTCATCTACAGGTCTTCCATTTTGCGGCTGCAGTTCATCTCGTAACAAAGCCTCTAATTGTCCAAGACTTAGACCTGTAACATCAAGAGGACCATCTGAAGAGACAGCACCATCTTCTTTTGCTTTTGGATTAAGAGCAATTACCTTGCCACTAGGTGTTCTAGCGGTAGAAATCCATCCACTCAATGAATTTTCCATCTCTGCCATATCTTTAGATGTAATAGGACCATAATCTCCTTTTTCTTGTTTTTCGGCTCTCTTTGCGTTTTCTATCTCTCTTATTTTGTCTGCCATCATATCCGCAATCTCAGTGTCGTTAAATCCATAGACTGGCCCATCCCTATCGCTACCCGCAATTTTACTAGACACTACTTTATTTGAAGCGTAACCTGTTAAACCTCTTGATACTTGGGCTGTACTGTACGAATCTTTTGCCGCAATAGCTGCTGCAGCAGGATCAAACAATCTAGTCTTACCTTTTACCTTGATATCGTCATAGATAATACTGTCAGAAGCATAGGCAGCCAGTTCACTCATACTAACGCCAGTAGCATTAGCAATAGCTTCCATTCTTTTTGTTCTAACATTATCTAAATTGCCACCAAGAAGACCTGTCAAACCACCAGATCGTTTTTTACCAGATAATTCGTCTACTGCTTCTAGGGTAGGAGTTCCAGTATCCAGTTTTCCCATCACTAGGTCTAGTACTTGATCTTTAGTGTATCCATGCGCTTCATATCCAGCATCCATACGTACAATCTCAGCAGGACGAACTTTATAATTATCGTATTTTAGTTCATTTTTCTTTATGTGGTCTAATACGGCTTGACCTGTACCCTCTTTCATAATTACAGCAATCTCGTCCCCGTTAAAACCTTGGGTTTTAAGACTCTCAAATATTGTTTCTTTTTCTTTTCTTTTAGACCTACGCCCCATAGCTTTAGGCAAACCTAGCTGTGTCAGTATTTTAATTTCATCTTCTGTGTTTGAAATAGCTTCTTGGCGTTCTTCTGATAATATCTCAGAACCGCGTTTAGCCATACCTCCAAAAAATGCACTAGTAATAAACGCCATACTATGTTCTCCTCGCCATTAAACCAGTAGGAATTTCTTGTTCTTCTACCGCAGGTTCTTCTAAAGATTGCTCCACATCATCTAACATAGAAATAGAAGAACCTTCTTTATCCGCTAACTTTTTTAATTGTAAAGCAATTTCCGTATCACTAGCTTTTTTAGGGTCATCTTCTTCTTTAGGCATTACTGGTTCTAAACCTGCTTTTAATCCTATTTGATTAATAGTTTCCATTAAAGCGGGTGCTATTAATATGCCAGTATCCACACTATGTAAACCTTCCATAACTCCACCCAACTGTAAAGAATCTACCAAAGTGTCAACTGGAACACCTAACTCTATTAAGTCTAGTAGCTTTTCTACTTCCCTATCTCCTGAGATACGTTTTACATAAAAAGAAAGTGCTTTCTCAGGTGTGTTATATCTAGGCGGTTGTTGCCACGGTCTTCCACCTAAAGGCGCAGTCATTCCCTGACCCGGAATAGGTGCATCTAATACAGGAGATGGTTTATTGTTAAGCATTGTTAAATCCTTTTAACACTCTCTCTAAAAGAAAAACTGCTGCGTCATCATCTTCATGTCGATTTATTTTACCATAATCAGGCTTAGATAGCAAGCTATTTTTTACATCTTTAGAAGGCTCTTGTTTTAATTTATTTTTAGCGGATAATTTTTTATGTGTATTTATATAAGAAAGCCTTGCAATACTTGTATTCATCTTTTATCTCCTTTAACTACTTTGGCTTAGAACCCACCAAGAATAACACCTTTAACAATATCCATTGCAAATCCTCCCATAGATGAACTTGCATTGTAATCCCCTCTAAGCCTTTCAGCTTCAGCAGATTTTTCTGCATTTATAGTAGCAACTGTTATATCTTTTTGTCGTCCTGCTTCATTTTCTGCGCTATTCCAAGCCCACTCCATAGTATCAGAATAATAACTCCACAGATTATCGTAGGCTTGCTTACTAATATCTAGGACAGCATTAGCATTAAGTTCGTTAGCACGATTAACCGCAGCGGTATCTGCTGTAGCTATTTGCCTACGCCACTGCGCATTACTTTGTGCGATTACCATCTGGTTCTGTGCATTGTACTGGTCACGCTGGTTATTTAGTTCAGCATTAAAGCGGTTGACTGTGTTAGTCTGACCTGCATTATACTGTGCCTGTGCATTAGCCTGTGTCGCATTAAACTGAGAGACTTGAGAACCAAGCTGCTGAAAGAACTGGTCAACTTGATTCTCGCTTGATGCATTAAACTGCGCTGCAGCGTTTTTAGCAGCTTGGTCTGTGAACATAGACTGTGTACGCTGTTGTGCCTTAAATAACTCTGTCTGCTGTTGATTAGATAGGTTAGCCATATCTGTCTGTAAGAATGACTGAGCATTCTGTACTGCAGATTGCTGTCTGTTATTTAAGTTCTGTGTGTCTAACTGTGCCAATGAAGCAGCTTCAGCCATGACCATTGCCTGTGAGTTAGACAGGTTGTTTAGGTTCATAGTGTTAGTAGCGCGAGCGTTCTCTAACTGTACTTGCTGTTCAGCAGTAAAGTTCATGTTGGCTATATCACCAATACGTGCAGAGTTCTGTACACGTGACTGGAATGCTTGGTCAAACTCTTGACCCATAAACTGCGCACGTTGTTGTGCGGCAAGCATAGCACGTTGCTGGCGATTAGATAAGTTCTGTCCTTCAAACTGTGCCTGTGTAGCGGCATCAGCCTGTGCAATAGGCAATGCAGACTCCATAGCAGCCTGTACAATGGCCTGACCTGCAAGAGATGAAGCACCCAAGCCACGTGCAGCCATAGCCGCTGTAGCAGCCCTCATCGCCCCAGCAGCCCATGATGGAGTAGCACCCCCTTGGAACTGTTGCATCAATCCATCAAGCTGTCCCTGTACAGTAGCCTGTTGTGTAGGAGTAGCCTGTGCAGCCTGAACTTGTGCAGTAAAGGCAGAAGCAGTAGCAGCATTAGCAGCACCAGTGATTAGTTCACCCTGTTGTATCTGACGTTGTACTGGATTATTAATAAGAGAAGCATTGCCCTGCGCTGCCTGTAGATTACCTACTGATGAGGCAGTCTGTTGTGCAGCAGTTACTTGCGCACGTGGGTCTTGTGGGTTAGCCTGTGCAGCTTGTGTAGCTTGCATAGCCGCATCTACTGCAGGAGCCGCCTGTACAGCTTGCATTGTGTTTGTTTGTGATGGGGTAATTTGTTGTGCTTGTGATGCTGCTGCAGTGGCTGTAGGTACAGCAACTTGTCCTGTTAAAGTACCTGTACCTGCCGCAATATCTTGCTGTGCATTTTGTTGAGTTTGAGCAGCAATTGTTGTACCGCCAACAGGCACACCCGGAGTATACATTTGCTCGACACTAAACTGCCCAATAGCAGGTTGACCATCTTTAGGTGTTGAAGGTCCGGTTACTACAGGTGTAGCAGCCTGTGTGCCTGATGGGTTTGTAACAGTACCGCCTACAGCAAACTTCTGTGGCTTAATATAGCCGCCTTTGTTTTGTGTTAATGTTGTTTCAGATATATCTGTATTTGTTGTATTTGTACCATAACCACCCTGTATTTGTTGTTGGAAGTTAGCTGCCGCTGCACCATACCCTTGATTAAGTGGATTATATGCTTGTGCTACAGGCTGTCCAGTATTAGGGTCTTGTACGTACTGACCGACTGGAGTAAACTGTGTACCCGATAAATATGGTGCTTGATAGATAGGGGGTACATAAGGTTGTACGTAAGCCTGTTGTCCAGTTTGTGCAGTTTGTGCAGGTAGATTCCCCGGCGGTCTAAAAGCGTAAGGCTGACCCGGTGCTGATTGACTAGGTGGTTGTCCGGGGTTATTTTGCATCTGAGCAGCAACTTGTTGTGAGTATTGTTGTTGAGCAGCGGCAGCTTGTTGTGCCTCTGCAGCAGCCTGTGCTTGCGCAGCAGCCTGTGCATCTGCAGTTGCTTGTGCTTCTGCTGCCGCTTGTTCTGCAGCAGCAGCTTGTGTATCAGAGTCAGCCTGTGCCTGTTGTGCTGTAGGCGTTTCTACATAGCTTCCGTATTGCTGACTAATAGGAGGTACAGATTTTCCCATACTTTGCAGAGGATTACGTTTAAAAGCAAGATGGGTTTCTTCACTATACCCTGTTCTTGCACGGTTGTCGTAAGTATCTTGTCGAGAACCAATCCTTACTCTAATGCTATTGTCAGGGTCTCTTGGGTCTTGAGCATAGTAATGTGTTGCTTCTACTGTTGGGCCATCAGATTCAAAAGAAGGGATACCCATTGGACCCGGTTTGCCTGAACCACCATGCGCTTTTAGTAACTCACCTTCTTCTGGTGTGATGTAGGCAAGCATATGGTCTTGGCCCTTAATGTCAACACGGCGTGGTGGCACTGCCCCACCATCTTTGTAATTCTTCGCATACCCACCTTTAGCCATTTGTACAGCAGCTTCTTTGAACATATTCATACGTGCTTGTTTAGCAGGGTCTTGCTCAATGAATTGTTGAAACTGGTTCATGTCACCAGAATAGCCCATAGCGTTAGCAATCTTATTCATTGCTTCAGGTTTGAATGCTTTAAACATTGCCATTGATTACAGTTCCCTACTTAATACTTTATCTAGTTTATCTTCTACACGATGAAGTGCTTCCATTACACGGCGCATATCGTCCTTCATATCTGCACGAGTAGCGTAGTCTTCACGTGTTTTGTTTAATAGTATCTCTAGTCTCTTTTGTTCACGGCTCATACCATTAGCCCACCACGCACCAGCAGCAGCAAGTATACTCAATAGCATATCTACGAGACTGGTCATTTCCATCAGTCAGCATCCGCTATGGTCAACGTGCCAGCGTCTACCTGACGCATTATTTCTGCGTAGTGGCGGTTGGCTTGGTCAATAGAAACATACATCTCTACACCATCAATAGTTGCCTTAACATTTATGGTATTACCATCTCTATCTTCTATATACTTAGCATTTGTAATTGTAATTTCATTCATTGTTATAACTCCGCATCTGCTGATGCTGTCGCATCAAAGTAAATATATCCAGATGATGTTGAACTAAAACTCAAACCATATCCAATTGGGAATCCACTAACATTTTTAGTGCTAAATCCATTCAAAGATACTGCGCCTGCGCCACCCGAAGCTGTAACTGTGTATGTTGGGTTTGCTCTCATTGGAGTTGTAAATGACACCCTTGGTGTCCCAAAACCTCCTGTTGCTCCAATGGAGTATTCAAAGTATTGTGAAACAAACTGAAAATACCGCTGACACCTAGCCAACTCATCGCCAAAGCTGCGGTGTTCAAACGGCGTGGCTGTGTCGCCGAGTTCTAGCTGGATGTTTGAAAACTCAAATGTTCCTGACTGATTACCAATCGAACCAGAGCTAGTATTGTAAGTTGAGCCACTATCTAACCAAAGCAAAAGTCTCAGCATATCGGAAGCTGTTCCTATTGTTTTAGATGCTATTGAAGGCAAGGTTGTAGTTACTGTATATCTAGTCCAACTTGTCGATAGTGTTACTGCTACGCCATTCGTACTTACTGTTGAAGAACCGCTAGTACCAAATAATTGTTGGTAACTTATACCCACTTTTAAAGCAGAACTAGCTTTAGCATAGAACGATAATGTTACAGTTTGTCCTGCGCCGGTTTGTACACCTTCAATTCCCTGAGACATAAACATATAGTTTCCTGCCGCCCCACCCGAAGAAACTACACACCTTAAATAATATAAAGGATTATTAGGAACATCCGTCTGACCAGCAGTAAAGGCTTGTCGTGTCGTTGTGAATGTAGAAGTAGAATTACTCATTTGAAATCTATCAACACTTCCGTAACCAGCAACGGTTTGACTTACACCACGCTGCCACACCTGCATTGCACCATTGATGATGAGGTTTTTGTGTGGGAACGTGGCAAGCAACGCCGCATTTGCATTGGGCGTGGTTGCACTTGCAATGTCTCTTGCTCTAGTCATTTACTATTCCCCTTCAGCCGGAGTTTCTTCAGCCGGAGCCATCGCAGCAGCCTGTGCCGCCAGATGCGCCGCATACGCATCCTTCACAGCCTGTGTGTGTACCGCTGCACAGATGCCTTGAACCTCTGCGCTTTCATTAGCTAGGTCAGTAGCCGAAATGTCAGGGGCTACAACGTGCCTGTGAAAGCTACGGCTTATCTCAACGCCATCACGCTTGATGACTGTGGCAGTGCGTACTTGAACGTGCTTGAAGTCGCCTACGATTTCGATTTTGTCTTGTGATGTTTCTTCTGTTAGTGCCATCGTTTATCTCCTTTATGGCTGGACTGTTCGACCCGATAATCCAATCAGGTTATGAGTTAGTTATATATGTTCCACTTACCATTATATATTTAGGGTTTCCAACAACTGCCGCTGACCCAGAAATAGTACCATCTTGAATCGGAATTATTGTTGTTGTCCCACTTCCAAAATAACCGTTGTAAGAATTGTTTGAATAAGTGTCGTGTGTTATTGAGGCAACCGAATATCCACCATTATTAGTAAACGGCAAGCCTGATATAGTTGCTGTAGGTGTACTTGTAACATTTAGACTGCTGCCGTACACCGTAATAAAAACAGTATTACCTACTTTCGTGTAATTACCTGTTGCAGTAGTAGCTGAACCAGCAAAAGATGCCGTCCAAGTTCCCTCTTCGTACGAATCCAAGGTATTGCTTGTGGACGTACCAGAGCCGCCAGCATCGCCAAAGACGACACCGCCGGATAGGTGTAAATTATTCCACTGTGAACCAGAAGCACCAAGATTTAACGAACCATTGGGGTATAGGTGTGTGTAAATGCTAACATTCTGAAGACTTCCACCGCTTTGAAAGACGCCAAGTCCAATATTACCACCAGCGTATAGAAAAAGGTCATCTGCTGAATCAACATATAAATCACTGCCACTGTTACCAATACTACCCACAACGGTGCCGCTTTTACGAAATTCAGCAATAGTACCGTCTGTCCCAGTGCGGTTCAAACCAAGAACTATGCTCGAATAACGAGCAGCGTCCAATTTGCCATCGTTCCTGATGTTGATGCCATTGTCCGTGCTATTGTTGGCATTGTTATCATATACAGCATAATCAGTCGTACCCACCAGCAAGTTGCCATTTGCATCCCAGCGTCCGGCTTCTGAGGCGTTTGTTCTGAACTGCATTGAATTGTTAGAGTGTTCGTATTTTATCCAGCCAACATCGCTATCATCAGGGTCGCCAAACTGAATTGTAGAATAGCCTGTGTTTGTGGCTCTAGCCCAAAAAACAGCCTCTGAGCCAGCGTTACTTGAATCAACTCGCACATATCCTGTGCCAGAATCTGCTTGTGCAAGAATAATTTGCCCAGTAGAGCCGTGAACTTCCAGTGGGTAACTAGGCGAAACTGTCCCAATGCCAACATTGCCGCTGCTATCAAATACAACGCCATCACTAGTGCCGTATTGAAACTTCAGTGACCCTGTACCTGCATCACGGATTATTGAGTCAGAACCGTCATGGAATATTTGAAGGTCATTACCTGTGCCAAAGTTAGCCTTGACATTATCTTTAAAGTTTAGGTCAGCAACCATATTACCGCCAAACACACTGAACGTGTCATACACAATAATCTCAACCACATCACTTGCAACAAGGGCAGTGAGTCCACCTATTGTGTTCGTGGTTGTTGTGTTATAGTCTGTGCCAGCTACAAGTGCTACACCGTTGAG